GCAGGACTTTGCCAGATGGTGGTTCATCTCGGTGCGACGAGTTCCCGGTTTACGGCGCCTCTGGCATGGGTCGTCACCCTAGCCTGCCTCACGGTTAGTCAGACCGTGCCGGGGAAATACATCACTGAGCTACCACCAATCGGAGTGGGCCTCCAAATGTACCCAAGTCGGGATTCTGGTCGGCAAGTATGTCGACTCCCGAACCTCAACCAGGGGACACCAAGTTTCCAGGGTGCCCTGGCTCATAGGACTGAGACCAGAACGCATCGATTTCAGGATCTGCCGCTTGACCTTGAACTGGAATTCTCTTTCGCGACGGAGGACGTCTTGATGGGGAATCAACGACCCCACATTCCGTACTCCAAACTCTTGCATCAACGCAAAGAGCCTCGCAGCCTGTGGTCCGTTCCTATTGCTTCGTACAAAGGAGCGGAATGCCGCTAGGTAGCCATTCCTCGGGCCCTCCTTCACCTTGGAATCCGGTGAAAAGAGGAACGCAGGGAGTTGCTCACCATCTACATCCACAAGCGCCGAGTCGAACATCCGTCCGAACTCGGCAAAGATCATGGGCGCTGGGCAGACACTGCCCGAGCGGAACCGACTTGGAGGGAGCGGGTTAGTCCGATCCATCACGATCAAGATCGTTTTACGGACGCCCGAAGACGCAACCCTCTTGACTACTTCGTCAACAAGACTCTCCGGCCCCCGAGGGGGGAAGGAAATAGCCTTGAGCCGCTTCTCCTCGCCGTGGAGGCAAGAAATCCAAGCAGCCCGACGCATGGCTAGCTCGCAACCGGGACGTTGCGATGGGTTTGGCCAGCCAAGCCCCCCAAGCATCATGGGGAGGAAGTAGTCGACTCCTGGAGGAACCCGACTAACCACAGACATGTGATAATGGAGGAAACCATCAAGACGTGCTTTGATCAGTCGAGAATCCTCGATACCCCTGATAAGGGACCACTGAAGTGGTCCCAAATCTATATAGGAAAGGCGATCGGTGACCTCCATCCCCGCATCCATTCCTTTGGCCTCAAGGCCGAAGTAAACGGGAAGGTTCAGGAAGCTTTGGAAACGCCAATCACTATAAGGGCGGGAGCCGGACGTTCCCCGGGGACTTGGAACGAAGATGCGCAACTCAGAGTTCATCAGGCAGAACTGCTTTGATAAGTAGTTCTTCCCGATAGAGGGCACGAGACCCGCACACGACACAACGACCTTCCATACAGGATATGAATCGTCGGGGATAACCGCGGCGAGGTCATCACCATTGGTGCGGACGCAGTACTCGTCCAGGTACTTATCGATACGGGGGATTGCCTTGAATCGGACCCAATCGAATAGTTCCTGGCCCTTCCGGCCACGGTACAAACCCTGGTACACCATCAATGCGACCGCGGTCGCAGCGGCATTGACGATGTTCAGGATTGGAAACGAGGCAGGAGAACCCATGAGCTGGCCCCAAGTCTGTACGGGACCATCCTCTGTCTTCCGAGGATTAGCCACGATGCGGTGACCGACGAGGGACATCTGCAACACCCGCGACCATTCAGTCTCGTTCATG